ATTATCTATCCCAAGATTTCAAGAAAGATCCGCAAATACGGAGCATTCTTGAATGTGGATGTCAGTAAGTATAAATTGCTAACGAAGAAGGCTTTACTTTTGGGGCAAAGTAATATATAATGATATGGTAATGAAGAAAGTGGATAAGTCGTTAATACAATTCATACATCGCAATACGGAGTAATACAAATGACACTATCAAGTCTAAAGAAGGGTTCATCCCTTGATAAATTGAAGAAAGCAGTTGAACAATCTGCAGGTGGTAATAGTGGTGGCAAGGGCGCAGATGAGCGTTTCTGGCAACCTGAAGTTGACGCTGCTGGCAACGGATACGCAGTTATTCGTTTTCTCGATACGCCAGCCGTTGACGGTGAAGACGGTCTACCGTGGGTTCAAATCTGGTCGCACGGTTTCCAAGGTCCAGGTGGTTGGTATATTGAGAATTCTCTCACAACCCTTGGCAAGACTGACCCAGTCTCTGAGCATAACACAGTTCTTTGGAATTCTGGCATTGAAGCCAACAAGGAAATTGCTCGCAAGCAAAAGCGCAAGTTGACATACATCGCAAATGTGCTTGTCATCTCTGACGCCAAGCGTCCGCAGAACGAAGGTAAGGTATTCCTATACAAGTTTGGTAAGAAAATCTTTGATAAGATCAAGGAACAACTCGAACCACAATTTGAAGATGAGAAGCCAATGAATCCCTTTGATTTCTGGAAGGGTGCTAACTTCAAGATTAAAATTCGTAACGTCGAAGGATATCGTAACTATGACAAGTCAGAGTTTGATACTCCTGCTCCATTGTTTGATGGTGAAGACGAGAAGATTGAAAAGGTCTGGAAGTCTGCACACTCACTCAAGGATTTCTTGAAGCCAGAAAACTTCAAGTCTTACGATGAGTTGAAGGCGAAGTTAGATAAAGTTCTTGGTGCTGGTGGCGCAACTGCTGCGTCTGCGCGTAAGATCGAAGATGAGGAAGTTTCTGCTCCTGTCGTTCGTTCTGCTCCAGCCAAGAAGGTAACTGCTGAAGATGTCAGCGTCTCTGATGATGACGATATGGCATTCTTCGAGAAGCTGGCTGCTGAGTAATTTCAGTTAGAAAACAATTTATGTTTTCAGGCGCACTTCGGTGCGCCTTTTTTTATCTACCATATCCCATATATTGTGGATGATTGGAGTCAGCAGTTGATAGTCTATTGAATGTGCTTTCATCAGCAAATACTCTACCAGTTTTATTATCACTTGTTTTTGCAGTAATTGCTTTGTTATTGTTGATAATAATTGGAGTAGTTCTATCTGATTTATCCGTTTGTTTTTGATTTCTATTCATAGAAGAAGCACGAAGATCATCCTTTTCTTTTTTAGCGTTAAGTATATCTCTTGTGTCGGATGACATTCCATTTAATGGAGTTGGCTCAAGATCAGATGGGCCATATCCATTTTCTCTTGCCTTAACTTCTCTTAATATCGCACCAGCATTTTTCCCGCCATAGAAATCTGCATATAATGCTTTGAATTTTTCCCAAGGATCATTTGAATCATCTTCAGAGTCTTCCGTCAATTGCTCAACGTCTTTCTCAACCTTGCGAAGTGACTTTTGATCAGTCTTGCCATCTACACTAATATCTTCAATCTCTTCAGTCAATGTGTTTCCATTTACATTGATGCTTTCAATTTCATCTGATATATCATCGATTGCATCACTTTGAGTTTGCCCCATAACTTGAATGTCTTCAATCTCATCAAACATTTCATCTAGTGTATCATTAAATTGTTGATTAATTGCAGAAGTTGTTCCAACATCTTTGACAGTTGGGGGTGGTTCTTGAATTGGTGGTTGATCAATTGTAGGTAGAATTGATGGCTCAATCGGTTGCTGTTGTAACTGCTCTAAAATATTATCAGGAAGCGTATCTGGTATTATTGAAGGAATTGTTGGACTAAATCCTAAATTACCTGGATCAAAATTCATTAAATCTGGATTATACATCAATCCATCTAATCCATTTGTAATCCCGCTATCTGTTGTTGATAGCGCAGCAGCAGCGTTCTGAATAGTTGGGTCTTGAGCACCAGAATTATATGTTTTTTGAATTGCTTCTTGTATACTGTCTAGATTAAATGGTGCTGAGAATCCTGGAGTGTTTGTTGTATTAGTTGCATCAGAAGATTTTGCATATGTTGATGCTGGCTCTTGAGTTGCTTCTCCAATTTTATCGTTAATTGCAGATGATATCATATTATTAATATCTTTGGTATCAGATCCAATGATATTTTTAACAATATCTTCAGTGTCCATTTTAAATGAACTCAATATATCAGATGCGCCAACGTATCCACCACCAAATCGCTTGGCGAATCCATTTCGCAGCTCGTCGCCTTTCATAGCAAAAGGCGATTCAAACTCTGATTGACCTTTGATCATTTATTCTTTCTCTGCATTTGTCGTTCTCTTAACCTATCATTTTCCTCTTTCACATGTTGCGCCACCAATGAAACATACGTTGCTCTTTCCCATGGAAGCATTTGTTCTAACTCACTCAAACTATATCCATGGTGTTGCATTAAAGCAAAATTTGTTGTAAAGTATGTTTTCAAATTCTCATTACGAAGGCTTATACGAAAAAATCGAGGAGACCCTCCAGTCTGACAGTATGTGTTTTATTACACTTACCGCAAACTAATTGATTCTCATATCTTAAAATTGGCATATCTAAAAAGAATTTCTTAATCTTTTTAAATTGCTCAGTTGTTAAATTATCTACAAATGCATCAAACTCACCTTGCTGCATTTCTTCTATTTTATAAACTTGATTCTCATCATAAAGATACTCAGTGCATTGTTTAATAATCTCTGTTGGTGCATCTTTAGTGTTAAGTTTTTCAACAAGGACCTTTGAAATTTCAATAGTTGGATAATTTAATTTCATACCAACTGTATTGGTTAAAGATACGATATTGTTAGATGGTTTATGTTCATAGGCTACCTTTAGTAGATCTATGTCTAATTCCATCTTTCCCTTACACTTTCTCTTTCCTTCAGGCAAATCTATTGTGTTTTCACAAACATATTCCAACGATACAATTTCGCCAATTGATCTGGCTCTTAGATTCAGAAACAGATACTCAATCTCATATAAAGGTAACGATTCAACATCAATCTTATCTAGAACACAATTGTTAATAATTTGTTTTATTGCGTCTAAACTTGTTTGGTAATCTCTTGATTCCAATGCCATTAAAAGAATCTTTTCTTCTTTAACAACAAAGGGACGAAATGTTATCTCTTTATCAATAGATTCAATTCTAATTTTATAAGTCGGCAAATCAATTTTCGGTATACCCATAATTTACTCCATAGTTATCTTGGCGATACGTTTCTTTTTCCTGTTCTACCAACCACATCAATACTTGTTAAAATTTCTTTAGGACCTGTTTTTCCAACTACATTTATTCCTGTTAATACTTCCTTACCACCAGTTTTACCAATAACATTAATACCTGTCAATACTTCCTTACCACCAATCTTTTTACGACCGCCATTAATTATTTCGATGCCTTCTAATACTATAGGCGCATCGTTATCTGTTCGTTCATATTCATCTGCATTAAAACTTCTCCAATAGCGATATGAGAAGTTTACATCGAGTCTGATTGGTTCTTGTTCAGCCCAACTTCCTTTGACTTCTCTAACAGCAATAGGAAATGCTTCATATAATCTGACGCCATATGAGATTCTATTGCCATCTTCTGAAATTTGAAACACATCAATCTCTCCAATGTATTCATCTCGATATCTGAAATCAAATTTGCTTTCTTTTGGGTTGATAAAATTCATCCATGCATCGAAGAATACTTTTTGGCGCATATCATCGTCAACAAGGAACGTTGTTGATACGTCTGCATATTCGCTTCTGGCTGGTATGTTTAGTGGCGGACCACCTAAAAACAAATTGTTTGTGAGTATTTCATATCCTGGAATCAGAACAGATTCTGCATAATAGGTTAGATAATTATCTTTGTTTTTATAATTCAGAATTTGTATTAATTCTCTTGGTGGTTTGATATTAATAGCAATTCTATTGAGTTTAGAGAACCCACTCAGCCTTACTTCCGAGAGAAAGTTATTAATGTCTAATGTTTTTTGTGGATCAATTGCCATTAACCATAACTCCGCATATTTTGCACTGGAAGGTATATCGCTGTTTCCCAGTTATTTGGCTCAATATAAACTATTGAGGATACCATTTGATCATACAAGTATCTTCTCATGCAGTTTTTAACTGCTGCAAACTGACTCATGTTCTTAATCAAATCATACGAAAGAACGAATCTTGTAGAATCATCATATTTATCATTGTTCAAGAACATTGAAAGACCATCCAATAATGGTAATCTCATTCCAAAATCCAAAAAATGTAGGTTTATACCCGTAAACCCATCACCAGTTACCGTTGTTGGAATCACCAATGGAAACTCATCCCATTGTGATAATTTTTCTTTTGTTAATGGGTCATAGCGAAAAAAGAACATTCTACCAACTGCAGCAAATGGCGTAATTCGTTTGGCGTCATTTAGAATATTAGATCTGTTTGTTGGGATTGTTGTTTTAGCAATCAATCCTTGTATATACGATTTTGCAGCAGCTGTTCTTGGAGCAATGTTTCGTTTGGCTAGTTCTCTATTAATTTTTTCTAATAATGCTGCCATTATATTCCAAGTTCGTCCTCAGTTATGAGATTAAATCTCCAATTTCTATCCTTGCAGTATTCCTTGGCGGCTTTCCACTTGGCTTCATTCACACCCCATGTTGCCACTTCTTGAATATATTGTCGCGTAACTCGACTCTTTATTTTAGGTGGAACGGATTGGCTCTTTGGTTTTACTTCCAGAATCATACTTTCCTGAATCCCGTTTTTATTGCGCACTTGGACGAAAAAGTCTGGAAAATAACGATGCCATCGATTGTCAACTGGGGATAAATATGGTATAACGATTTCCTCGTTAGACCAGCCGATTACACTCGTATTTTCGTCCAGGTGCACCATAACTCGGCGTTCCCATAACGACCTATACCAGATGTTTGTGGGGTCACCTAAATATTTACTAGTGTTTTTCGGACTAAATTTGCCACTGTATGCCATCAATTATTTATAGGAAATCTTAATGACCGAGATATTGCAGAGTATTGATGTAATTGGAAAGCGACCTGGAGTCGATACAAGAGGCGATGAGGTTCTAACAGATATTAATGTCATTGGCAGAACACCTGGGAGGGGTCCAAGAGACGGCGAACTGCTAGAAGGCATTGATGTTATTGGGAAATCCAGAGCAAAATCTGCGCCGAAGCATCTATATTACCCACTTAATATCGGCGACCCAACTGGTGGATTTAAAAATGCAGTTCGATTTGTAGCCTATGCTCAACAACGATCTTTCTTAGATGATCCAAATGTGACTCCATCATTCCGTAATCCACCAGATCAGTATAATGGAAAGGTCAGACAATTCCCCATAACCCAAGGCGCATTTAATACTTCTTTTTTGTTTCAGAGTTCTCTTGTGCAAGGCTCTAAATTTAATATTGGAAAAGTGACTGAAGATTTGATTGGAATTGGTGCGAATGGATACGAGTATTTAACAGGTGGACAAAAAACGAATTATGGCAGAAGAACTGTTGAGTTAGACAGTTCAATCACATTGTACATGCCAGATACGATTATTAATCAAGATAAGCATGATTATCAACCAATATCAATCAATCAGGCATCAGGCAAAGCTGGATTGTATACTGCAGGATTTCCAGCTTCAGTTGGTGGATTAGGTTCTCCGTTAGGTAGAACTGAAGTATTTGCAGAACTAGCAGGCAGAGCTGGAATATTTGGTTCTCGATCAACTGAAGCCATACTTGCTGGTCTTGGATATGCATTAAATCCAATGCTTGAGACCACATATGGTGGAACACAACCAAGAACGTTTATGTTTCAGTTTAGATTTGCGCCAAGAAATCTTAAAGAGGCAGATGAAATCAAAAAAATTATTAAGACATTCAGATTTCACTCTCACTCTGAAAATGCTGGTGGGCAAGGAACTATTGCTGAGGGCAGTGGAACTCGCTATTTGGTACCACCTAATCATTTTGAAATTCAATTCTTACGAAGAGATTCAACTGGTAAGTTTATAGAAAATTTGGCCATGCCGCGTGTAACAACTTGTATGATTGCATCAATAAACACCAATTATGCAGCACAGCTCGACACCTTCACAACTCATCGCGATGGCACACCAGTATCCATCAGTTTAGACATTGAGTTTATTGAAAGTGTAATTCTAACCAAGAACGATATTAAGAACGGATACTAATGGCATACTTTTCTAAATTTCCTAGAGTTTTATATTCTCTAAACAAAGAAGGGAACAATGCAAAAATTGTTCCAGATATGCTTGCTAGAGTCAAGTTTATTGATTCTATTATTTCAAATCAAAGTTTATTCTTCAAGTATGAAGTTAAGGGCGGAGAAACTGCAGAGCAAATTGCAAACAGAGTATATGGGAATCCTGAAAAGCATTGGATATTGTTTTTGGTAAATGAGATTATTGATCCGCATTTTGATTGGCCACTTGGACCATATGAATTCGACAAATATATTAAAGAGAAATATGCTTCTATTAATGTAAGTTTGAGCACAACTGAGTCTTATGCAACTCCAGGAACATACTACACAGTTGGCGAAATTGTATATCAGAGCGATGATCCAGTGCATGAATCAGTTTATCATTATCATCCAACAAGATATGATAAAGCATCTGCAGAAGGAACAATTGTTGCATATGACTCAACTAATAAAATATTAAAACTTAAATTTCCTTCTCAGATGTTTGCAAATGGAAGAACAATAAAAGGTGTTACATCAAACTCAGCTGCACAAACACACACTGTTATTGCAATAACAAATAATTTAGATGGCTATGAGTGGGCTTCTAATACAATCAGTCATTATCAGGTAACTGAAACAAAAACAAATTCTGATGACCCAACATTCTCAGAAGTTAAAAAGTATAGAGTCACAGCAAATGGATATAATTACTCAACTGGCAGTGTTGTGAATATCAATACAAATACTTCCTATACAAACTCATACAATGTCACAAGTTCTGTGACTGGTGCAAATGCCACATTAACAATTGCAACTACAGTTGCACCAGTTACATATTACGATTATGAAGTAGAATTAAACGAAGAAAAGCGAAAAATTATTGTTCCTCAATCTTCTGTAATTGGAGCAATAGAAAATCAATTTAGTGCATTAATGCTGGCAAAGTAATATGAAAGATGGTAATTTGAGTGGTAGATCTTCTGGCGAAGGTTCCTTCTCACAATATGATTTTAAATTATCAGAGCTGAAAATTATTAATGCTCTTGGAACAAACATTGATTTAGATTATGTTTTCAAAGAAATAAATCTATATGAAGATCTATTCAACAATGTTATAACAGGTGATCTTACTGTAACTGATTCAAATGATTTATTTAACAGACTTATGATGCATGGAAATGAGTTTATTTCTATTGCATTTAATACTCCTGGTATGACAAAATACCAAAAAGTTTTTAGAATATACAAAATAAGTGATTATAGTTTACGTGGAACTTCGAACGCTACGTTTAAAATACACTTTTGTTCTGAGGAATTTATTTTAAATCAACAATACTACATCTCAAAATCTTTTAAAGAAAAACGATTGTCAGATGTTGTTAAATTAATTGCAAGAAATTTCTTGAAGATTTCAGAAGCAAAACTTCCAGATAAAAGCATTGAAGAATCAACGCTGCTTATAAATCCAGACAAAAATCCATTGATTGTTCCAAATTTAAGACCATTTGAGGCTATTAATTGGATTGCCTCATTTGCGCTAAACAGAGCAGATTTATCTTCTGGATTTGTATTTTATGAAAATATAAGTGGATTTAATTTTGTTTCACTAAACAGCTTGTATTCTAGACCAACTAAAAAAGATTTGTTTTATTCTCCAAAAAATGAGGACTACACAGAATCTGTTGGATCAAAGCATGATAAACTAGATGAGATGCAATTCAAACAATTATTTGACGTGTTAGATAGTATGAATAATGGCGCTTATGCATCAGAGTTATTGAAGTTGGATGTATTAAATCGAACAACTGAGTATGAGCGATTTGGTGCATCGACAACAACATCAAAAACATTAAATGAATATTTACCATATAACTATGCTAAAAATAGAATTGGTAATTCATTGAATCAAGCCTCAGCATATGTCAGAATGTTTCCTAAATTCCAGGATAATCTAACAAGTAATTGGCTACTTTCTAGAGCTTCTAGATTAGCACTATTAAATAATACTAGATTAAACATTGATTTGCCTGGCGATAGTTCATTATCAGTTGGTGATGTTGTCAGCGTAAGTATTCCAAAAGCTGACGCACAAACTGATCCAAATAATATACAACGTGATGGAATGATGTCAGGAAAATATTTGATTACAGGAATTCGACATCAATTGGTTGAGAATACTTATTTTTGTCATGCAGAGTTGTGTAAAGATTCAGTAAATGTGAATCTTGGATTTAATCCACCATTTAATTCTGCATGGAATTTGGCAATTAACTCATGAAACTAAGAAAAAATTTTATTGGACAAGAAGGATTTCAATGGTGGATTGGCGTCGTTGAAGATCGCAATGACCCAGAAAAACTTGGGAGATGTCGTGTTCGCATTTTTGGAATTCATACAGATGACATTGCATCAATTCCAACAGAAGATCTTCCATGGGCAATTCCTGTCTATTCAGTAAACAATAACGAATTATTTTCTGCTCCAAAAGAAGGCGAATATGTTATCGGCTTTTTCTTAGATGGATCATTCTCGCAGTCGCCAGCAATACTAGGCATACTGCCAGGATTTAATAAACAAAATCCTCCTGACGGTAGAGGATTTGGTGATATGAGAACTCCAAGTAGAATTCGGAATTCTCCTAAGAAACCTGCAGCAATTGACTACCCAGAAGCCAGAACTGGAACCGATAATCCTGTTAGCGGAAATATCATAAATGATGGCATTGGATTATCTAAAATTGTTATGGACAGCATCATGCTGCATATTCCATTACTGTTAAAAGCCAAAGCATCACTCACAGAAAGCAATCAAAGTGTTATTGGCTATGGGCATAAGTTTTCTCAACAAGAATTAAAACAAGGATACGTTGTTTTAACTGCATTAGAAAATCTTCCTATAAATGGAATCAATGGTATTGATACAGTAATCACACTACCTCAAGCAAAATTACTGTTGCAAATTGATATGACTGATTCTATCAATAGAGCAATTGCTTCTATTGGCCAAACAACGTGGGACGGATTAAATGTTGCTCAGCAAGCTGGACTGGCTTTGCACTCATATCATATTGGATTAAATATTGACTTTGAGCGTACTGGTGTTAGATCTGCAATCACCTCTGGTGATTTTGTGAGAGCTGCGCAGCTCATAAGTTCTGATAAACCAAAATCAGCAACAGGAAAATATTTAAAAAGCGAGGATTTATTATCGCATATTGCAGCAAACTTATTTAAATCTATTCCAAAAAGTTTAATTGCTGAACAAAGAAACAATAGTTCATTACAAAGAAATCCAGTCAATGCACCAGGTGCTGGTCTTGGTGTTCAAATTCATGAATCCGATATATCAGATGATAGTGATGCGAAATCGTTAAAGTATCCTGTACCAGAACAGTTAGGAAAACCATCTTTAAATGATCTGGCTACATCCTTAGAAAAAACAACAATACAAAAATTTAGAGAACGATCATCAGTCAGTGCTATTGGTGCTAATGATGAATCCTGGTCTGAGCCAGTTTCTCCATATTCTGCTGAATATCCACACAATAAGGCTATGGAAACAGAATCTGGCCACGTATTTGAACTAGATGATACACCTGGTAGCGAGCGCGTGCATCTTGCCCATCGGTCGGGCAGTTTTATGGAATTTTATCCTAGCGGCACTAAAGTTGAGAAAATTGTTAAAAACAACTATAAGATTGTGATGAGTGACGATCATCTATATGTTGCAGGAAAAGTGAACATTGTATTAGAATCAAATGCTCACATTAAAGTTGTTGGAGATTGTTTTTTACAAGTTGAAAATAATTTAGAAGCAAACATCAGTGGGAATATGAATGTTTCTGTTGGTGGTGGATTTAATCTCAAGGCAAACACATTACACTTTGATATTGCAAATACATCAACTATTACTGCAAACAATCAATATATCTCAGTTGACGATAAATTGATCATTAATTCAAACACGTCAAATGTAACAACAGCCAATGACTTGACATTGTATTCATATGCAAATCAATACTATACAACAGCAAATACTGTTTACCATAAGTCTAAGGATATAAAGATTCAATCATCATCAGATATATCAATTAATTCAGCTGGAGCTGGATATTTTACAACTTCTGGTATGCTGAACTTTAAGAGCGATAGCACAAGAATAACAGGATCGACTGTTGATATCAATGGAACTTTGAACGCTGGCCCAACAAACATGACAGCAACTGGAGCTGATTCTAATGGCGACAGTCATGTGCTCACAGTTGCTGGTTCTGGAAGTAGTGCTGCAGCAAATGCTGATACATCGTTATCAAGTAATCCAGCAATAGATGCTAATGTGATTATTGATCTATATCACTATAGCCAGAAAAAAGATTATGAAATCGCTGATATTCTGCAAATAGGAACTGCACAAGTTCAAGAAGTTATCGCTGCATCCTCTTACTTACAGAAACCTATTAGACGAGGAACACCAACAAATACTCAAAAATATCTAGAATCTGATAAAATTGTTAGATATCGAGAGTCTATTACACAGGAAAATAATACTCTGTTGAGAGAATATTTGGCTAATCCATATAATTATCCATCAGCGTTCAATAATGTAAAACGGTATATCGGTTTACCACCAAAATCTGGATCAGATGTTATTTTTAATGATGTTGCTGGAGACAGTTTGATTGTAATTAATGATAGTGCCGATATCTCTGCATGGTTAAATAAGCAGTTGGCATTAGCCGCAAATGGTTATTGGAGAGAAGCTGGAGTTGAAATTTCTGGTAAAATCCAGCCATCAAATCCAAACATCACTGATTTATGGCGTAATTTGGGCTTTACAAGAGAATACTGGACGCTCAGCGATCAAACTCCATGGGCAATGGCATTTGTTAACTATGGATTGAAGCAAAATGGCTATCGATACGTTCAGACACCAAATCCAAGAGATCTTGAAATCAGATTTGATGATTACAGATTTAGTCGCATCAAACCAGTAGACGCTAGAGCTGGAGATATTGTTTTGTGGGCAAACGACCATACAAACTTTGTATATGATAACATTAATGGTGTATTGAGGTTTATTGGTGGATCTCAACCACCAAGTAGCGCATTGGATATTGGCGACGGACGTATTGGTGATGTTTCTATTGTTGGAGACGGTGGGTGTTCTATTGTTGCTATTCTTCGTCCATCCAAGACATAAATAACCATTTAGAGGAATCATAAATGGATAGAAACGTTCGTATATTTTCTGATCTAGATTTAAAGTTTACCAAGCATCCTGTTACCAAAGATGTTGCGGTTAAACTGAATGAAAACGCGATCATCGCGGCGGTCAGAAACATTGTTCTAACAAACAAAGGCGAACGTAGATTTACTCCAAAATTTGGTTCAGATGTTATCTCGCAGTTATTCGAACCACTAGACGAAATGACTGCAATGAATATAAAAGAAGAAATTCTCACAAGTATAACAAATTATGAGCCAAGAGTTAAAGTTGATTTTGTAAATGTTGTTCCAAATTTTAATTTAGATGGATTTGACGTAACAATTCGCTTTTACTTACTGAATTCAATTAGACCAATAACAACCGCTATATTTTTGCAAAGGTTAAGATAACATGGCAAATGTAGAAAGTAAACTCGTAATATCAGAACCAGACTTCTTTACAATTAAAGAAAGTCTGAAGAACTTTCTGAAGTCTCAGACTACCTTTGCAGACTACGATTTTGAGGGATCAACGCTTTCGCAGTTGATTGATCTTCTTTCATACAACACTCATTATCTATCATTCTATATGAACATGGTTGCTAATGAGTCGTTTTTGGATACAGCTGCATTGAGAGACTCAGTTGTGTCGCATGCAAAAATGTTGGGATATACGCCTTCTTCAATTAGAAGTGCGCGTGCTAAAATCGATCTCAGTTTCACACTAGCAAATAATCCTGGTGTTGGGTCAATTACCTCATTGACGCTTCCTAAATTTACAAAATTTGCTTCTTCAGCACTTGATGGTGTAAACTACATCTTCACTAATTTAGAAGAAGTCACAGTAACAAAGTCTAACAATGCATTTACCTTCTCAGATCTAGAACTCCATGAAGGTAATCCTGTTTCTCAGGTTTTTGTATACAACGAATCATTAAATCCGCTCCAAGAATTTAAACTTCTTGATAAAAATATTGACACCTCAACGATTGAAGTCATTATACAAACATCAGCATTAGATTTAACACAAGAAACATACACTTTGTCTACTGATGCAACAAATTTAGATGATACAAGTAAAGTATATTTCTTAGATGAAATTACTAATGAAAATTATAAAGTATATTTTGGTGATGATATTCTTGGTAAAAAATTATCAGATGGCAATTTGGTAATAGTCTCATACTTGATTAGTAAAGGCGCAGACGCAAATAAAGCCAAATCATTTAAATTACTAGACTCTGTTGGTGGATTAACTGAGGGAACAGTTGTTGTAAATCAAGTGGCAGTTGGTGGCGCAGCAATTGAATCTATTGCAAGAATTAAAAACATTGCACCAAAAACATATGCATCAAATGGAAGAGCAATTACTAAGAATGATTATATCTCATTGATTCAACAACGATATCCTTCATTCGAATCTGTAAATGTTTGGGGTGGTGAAGAGAACATTCCACCAGTTTATGGTAAAGTTTTTATTTCTGCGAAACCAGCTGCTGGATATGAAATTTCAAGAACTGAAAAGGATTACATTATTAATTCCGTTATTGATCCAATCAGTATTTTGACCGTCACACCTGAGTTCGTTGATCCAGATTATAATTATTTAAATTTAAATATTAAAGTAACTTATGATCCTACTGCAACGACTTTAACTCCAGGTGAAATATCAACACTAGTTCGCGATAAAGTGAATGGCTACGCTAACACATATCTTGATCAATTTAATTCTTATTTTAAAATTTCAAGATTGATGCATGAAGTTGATATGGCGCATCCATCAATATTAAGTAATGATGTTGATATTAAAATTGAAAAAAGAATTACACCAATATTAGGTTCATCAAGAAATTATGTTATTAAATTTTACACAGAATTAAAACGATCAACTGGTACTGATAGAATCAGTTCTAGCCCAGCATATACTGCATATGATAATGAAGGGATTTTGCGTGAATTTTATTTTGAAGAAGTGCCATTATCATCAACTGGTGTATCTTCCGTGCAGGTTGTCTTCGGTGGATCAAATTTAACATCAACTCCACGACTAGATGTAATTGGTGATGGTATCGGTGCTGAGTTGTCTGCAGTTGTAACAAATGGTAAGGTTACTGCAGTAAACATTAATAAAACTGGATCAGATTATTCAACAGCAGCAATCAAAGCATATGATCAAGACGGAAATTTACTAACGAGTGTCATATTAAAACCTATTATTGAAAATACAACTGGTAAGTTAAGATCATATTATTTTGACAATAATAATATTAAAGTTATCTATTCAGATTCAGCTGGTACAATTGATTATATCAACGGAACAATTACATTGACTCAGTTTAGACCAATTGATGTTCGTGATAGTTTAAAGATCATGAAATTTTATGCAACACCAAAGAATACACTGTTTAGTTCCGCCAGAAATACAATTATTACATTGGATATTGACAATCAATCACAAGTCGCAATTGATGTTATTAAAGTAGTCTAATATGTCTAGTCTCAATAAATTATCAACATTAGTAGAATCGCAACTCCCCGAGTTTATTCGCGCAGATTATCCACTATTCGTTGAATTTTTAGAAAAATATTATGAGTTTCTAGAACAACCTGGAAATCCAACTTATGAAATAAAAACATTTCAAGATAATTACGATATTGATTTAACACGCGAAGGATTGTTGAACTACTTTAGAACAAAAATTCTACCTTCATTTCCAGAAGAATCAGAATTAAGTACTGAAAGAATTATCAAAGCATCTCGTGATTTTTATGCAAAGAAAGGCACATCAGACTCGTTTAAATTCTTATTTCATGTTCTTTATGATAAAGACCTAGAAATCTTTTTCCCTAAACTACAAATTTTAAGAGCATCTGACGGAAAATGGGTTTTGCCACAAGCATTCCGTTTGACCTCATCATCTACAAATCAATCTGTAAATTTAAATCTTCTGAGAAACAGAAAAGCAATTGGTTCAATATCAAGAGCCACATGTATCATCGAAAGAGCATTTAAAACAATTGATCTTGGAACTAATAATGAAATCTATGAAGTGTATGTATCAAGTGTTAACAGAGCATTTTCTAATGGTGAAACATTAGAAGTTGAGTATGTTGACGACAATGGAAACAAGTTAGTTTTCAGTGAAACTATTATTGGCAGTCTTTCAAATATTCGAATTAATCCTCGTAAAAGAGGTAGAAGATATGTAACTGGTGACCCAGTTGTTATCTATGGCGGACTTGATCCAACCCTTTCAACAAGACAAAAAGCAGTTGCTTATGTTGGTAATGTGACGAGTGCAAGTATCGACGCTACTGCAATTGTCAGAAAAGGTTATGGTTTTAGAGTTGCTCCGAACACATATGTGGATATTATTACCAAAAATCCAACTACAGGTCTTTATGATGGCACTGGAAATGGTGCTGGTGGTAATATCTTAATCAGTGCCATAGAAACAGGTCCAACTTCGAATATTGAAATTAATTGGGATTTAGATGCAATTTTATTGTCTGCTAATCTAACATTAAATCAAACTTTTGATTTTCCAAACACTGCACCAGAAAATACTTTTTTGGTTGCAACAAGTGGCACAACAAAAACAACAGTTAATATCTATAATAATCCAGTA